CGTGCTAGGGCTAGGGCGTGGGCGATGCACAATGTCACTTTGGATCACGATGCGGTTGAGTCTGCGTTAAGGCAACATTACGCCGATATGTATGTCACGGGTGTTGCTTCAACCTATGATGCTTACGGACAGGCTTTGAGATCTAGGAAAGCCGAAAAGAAACCTGTTAATAACTGGAACTCGATGGCGTGGGCATCTAGCGTTTTAGAAAATGCCGTGAACTGGGAAACTTGGACACCGGGCAATAAAGCCGCGGAAGCGTTGCTTCGACCTCCGGGTGGCTTAGAAAAGTTACTGGGTAATGTAAAGATCGCCTCGCTTGATCTAAAAAAAACAAGTTACGATCTACTCGGTAGCAAGTTGGCAGATGGCTTCGCTATTGGAGCAAGCCCGACAAAGATGGCTTCGATGATTGAGGATTCACTCTCTAGCCCTGAGCGTTCTCTAATGATTGCGCTGACTGAAGGATCTCGAGCCGCTAATGCCGCCGCAGTTGATTCGTACGCCGCTTTGGGTGTTGAACAAATCCAATGGGTCGCTTCTGATCCCGAGGATGAGGAGTGCGATATCGATGGCGAAATCACCGATGTCGATGGAGAGTTCAGTAATGGATTAGGTGCCGATGATCTACCCGTTCATCCAAACTGCCGATGCTCTACGATGGGCGTACCACCTGAACCTTCGAGCAGTTCTGATAATTCAGACGATCAAGCAACTGACGAATAAAAGCATTACAATTACACGATAATCCGAGAGAAGGAATCCAATGGCTCTTAACCATATAAATGTCACAGTCGGCACAAATCCAACCTTGCTCGTTACCCTTCCAAATGGTGTTGGTTATGTAGCAGTGCAAATTCAGAACCGCGATAGTGCGCCTGTTTATCTTGGCGATAGTTTAATTACTGTCGCATCAGGTGCTAATGGTGGTCAGGTTCTCGCTCCGGGTGCAACTGTGCAAATCTGGATGCACGGAAATGAATCTATCTATGCAATTTCAACCGCTGGCACAACTACCGGTGCAGTCTGTCTCGTATATTCCGCTTAAACAATGTCAGATACTTTCGTACCACCCGCAGAAGTAGCCGCCGCCGCTAAACGCGCTCTCGGTTGGATCGCTGACGGACACGCAGGAGATGGATTTACAAGTACGGGTCGTACTAGAGCAGGACAACTTTCAAGACGAGAAGGATTATCACGCGATACCATTATGCGTATGGTGAGTTTCTTTGCTCGCCACGAAGTTGATAAAAAAGCAGAGGGATTTAGTCAAGGGGAAAAAGGATTTCCATCACCGGGTCGTGTGGCTTGGGATGCGTGGGGTGGAGATGCTGGAAAGTCTTGGGCTGAAAGCATTGCCGCGAAACTTAACAAGGAGAAAACAGTAATGAATGATTTCGCTAACTCATACGCCGCTATCGTTAAGCAAGAAAAGCAAGAGGATGGATCGCTACTCGTCTATGGCAAAGCAACTGATGACTCTTTGGACATTGATCAGCAAATCTGCGATGACACTTGGCTCTCCTCTGCAATGCCAGAGTGGTTTAAGTCCGGAGGTAATATCCGCGAGCAACATTCTTCGATCGCAGCAGGAGTAGCAAAAGAGTATGAGGCGAAACCGGATGGTCACTACATTACTGCTCTTATCGTTGATCCTGTTAGCGTTAAGAAAGTGGAATCAAAAGTTCTTAAAGGATTCTCAATAGGAATCAAATCACCTCGAGTTGTGCGTGATCAAAAAGCCGCTAATGGCCGCATCATTGATGGACAGATCGTTGAGGTTTCTCTCGTAGATCGCCCTGCTAATCCAAACGCTAAGTTGATGCTCGCCAAGTCAGTCGAAGGCGAAACCTCGCTTGTTAAGGTTGAGGAATACACAGAGATCGTAAAGCGTGAAGTATCTGACAAAGAGCGTGAGCAACTTGCCGATCAAGGTATGGCGTTGCCAGATGGCTCTTATCCAATCAAAACCGTTGCTGATCTAAAGAACGCTATCCAAGCATTCGGTCGTGCTAAAGATCCAGCAAAAGTAAAGCAACACATCATTACCCGCGCTCGTGCGCTAGGCGCGATCGATCAACTACCAGAAGGATGGAACGTGAAAAAGTCACCAGTCATTGACACAATCCTAGAGATGCACGAAAAGGCAACAAACGGCGAATTGGTTAAGTTCGACCAAGCATCTTACGATGCCGCTCGCAAGGCTCTAGCGCAACTCATTATTAGCGAAGCCACAGAAATGGCTGACACAGATTCAGACGAGCGTGATGATATTGACACCCTGCTCTCTGCTCTCAAGCACCTATTTAATTTCAAGGATGGCGAAGTTGAGGAAGGCGAGGCTCTCGCTACCGATGCTTCGATGCTCGAACTCTCTGCTAGCAAAGATGCAGACTCATCAGAAGGTTGCGACTGCGATGGTTGTGTTGCTTGCCAAGACGATGGCGGATGCGACGATAAAGTCTGCAAGGGTTGCACCAAAATGTCCGTTAAGTTCGTTGGTAAATGCCTAGAATGTGGATGCGGTCAAGTGGGAGATAACCACGGCAAAACCACAGTTCAGATCGCTGGCAACAATGGCGGAATCCGCACAACCTCAAATGTATCTACTGCTCAAATCGTAACTCCGGATCAACTTGGTGGATCAGTTAAGTCTGCCGAGGGTGAAGTAGCAGAAACTCCTGCCGAGGAAACTCCTGTCGATGCTCCAGTTGATGAAGTCAAGGACGAAACTGTCGTTGAGGAAATCAAAGAGGAAGTCGAAAAAGTTGAGGAAAAACTCGAAGAGGAAATCAAAGACATTCTCGGTGAGAAGTTCGTAACTTCGATCATCGAGAAAGCAACAAAGAGTGCGTCTGAAACAGTCAAGGCTGAGATCGATTCTTACAAGGCGGCATTAAAGGCAGCCGAAGATAAGTCGGTGGCTCTTGAATCAGAACTCGTAATTGCAAAATCGGCTGCGGCATCGGGTGGTCCAAAGCGGACTGGTCGTGTTGCGGTCAATGAATCTAACGAACTACTAATCAAGGCCGCTGAATATCGCCTAAAGGCATCAGCGACTTCAGACCCAATTCTCGCTAAAGGTTACAAGGCTCTCGAGAAGGAATACCTCTCTAAAGCCGGACAACCAGACGCAGAATAAACCCACTCGAAAGGATAGAACCTAATGGCGCTACAAGCACCTAAGGCTTCGGATCTCTTTGGCGATGTTGATTCACCAAAGAAAGCCGCTAAGCGTATGGACGAATTTCAGGGAGAACTGAATAAGTCTTTTGCACTACCAAACACAAATGGTCTAACACCAGCACAAGATTCAACTGCGGCTCTTGAAGCACTCGCTGCTACAAAGTCACTCGCTCCTGATGCTCTCGCTAGCCTTAACAACGCGATCGCTTCACAACGCATCGCTTCTCAAGAAATCCAGAAGGACATTAGCCTTACAAGCCCACTCAGCACATCTTTTGCTGCGTTCGACTTGGAAGCACCTGCAAAACTTCTCACACCTCGCCCAACTCCACTTCGTAACCGCATCCCTCGTAAGAAGGGTGTAGGCACAAGCCACCGCATCAAGCGCATTACTGGTTACACCGGTACCGGCACTGGCGGACAAGGTCAAATCTGGCCAGGCATTACTGAAAGCACAACAACCGCTTTCGGTTCAATCAACTTTGAGCGTGGTTCTAAGATTTCGTACACAGCAGATGACATCATCTTGCCTTACAACTCTTACTCACTATCAGATAGCGTTTCATTCGACGCTAACTTCTCTGGTCTTGGCTACCAAGATCTCCGTCAGTTGTCATCAACATCTACTCTCTACGCAACAATGTTGATGGAGGAGCGTATGATGCTCATGGCTCGCGGAACTGCATCAGGCTACTCAGGTGCGCTTAACGCTGGCTCTGCTCCAACACTTCCAACACTTGCCGCAGTATCAGCAAGCGGATCAGTAACTGCACTTCCAAACGCAACTTATTATGTTTACTACACCGCTGACGCTG